GGCATCGGTGATGCATCGGAGTCGGGCGCGCGCTCACTGCCCAGCGATGATAAATCTACCGGCTCGCTTTGCGGCGTTGAATCCGCAGGCGCTTCGACTTCCCCACCTTCGGCCATCATGCGAATACGCTCATGCGTCTCGTGGTCTAAGCCCTTTTTAGCGACTGAGAAACTTGTGCCGTCGGGGTGCTTTAAAATGTAGTGGTGCTGCGCCTCGTCGATAAGGCTATACTTTTTCTCGCTCACGCTTGTCCCCCGTAGCACATTTTTTCAAGCTGACTAATTCTTTCGTGCATCGCCTTGTGGGCCGCGAGCACTTTCCCAAAACCGGCTTCGTGCGCTTTGCCCTGCTTTTTCCTTAAAGCTTCAACAAACTCTTTCGCCTTATCGCCGTCTTTTGAAATGCTACGTGGTAATACGACTTCCCCGGGGGAGAGAATGGCCGGCACTTTGTCATTGGCGTATGAGTCACCTTTCACGGTGGCATGTCCCGGAATGACGCCGCCTTCGGCTTTTTTGAGCATCCCCATGATGTGCCCCGACACACCACCCATCAACCCACCCGCAATTCCGGCATTAGTTTGCGCGTTGGTCTTGGCAACGTCGGCGTCGATGGCATTCGCACCGTTTTGGCTCGTGATGGCGTTAGCATTTTGGCTATTTTGCAACCCGCCCGCAACGCCGAGCCGACTAGTATTGGCGTTAATCGTATCTAACCCAAGCTGAGTATTGGTCGAGGCTTGATTGATATCTTGTCCGCGCTGCCCAGCGAGCACGTTGCCGAGCTCCCCACGTGCGGTATTGATTTCATTCGTGCGTGCGATGCCTGATTGACCGGCGGCCATTTGATTTTGGTTTGCCGTGTTTTGAAGTATTAGCCTAGCTTGTGCTGCCGGATTCATGCCTCGAACGCTTCCAATTTGGGAGGCACCGGCCGCAACATTGTTGTTAGTCGCTTGCTGTACTTGTTGCTGCGCGAGTGAAGGGCCCTGCCCGCTGGCTGCGGCTTGTAGAGCTGCTACCAATTTGTTTTGGTTGCCACGCGCCTGGTTGGCTTGGCTATTATCAACCACGCCAGGTGTCGGCATTAGCCCGTTTTTTGCGGCCGCATTAATCGCGTTTCCGTAATCACTAGTTTGGAGTGCCGCTTGCTTCGCTTTAAAATCGTCGTTAGCCCCGATAAGGCTAGAAACCATTCCCATTAGTTCATCTCCTTTTCAAAGATCATAAAATCGCCGCGCGAGGTAAAGCAGTGGCGAAGGGCCAAGCTTTTGATTGAGCGTTTTTGTGTGAATGCAAAAACTCTCGTGTAACCCATTGCGCCGGAGGTTTTAAGGCATGCGATGGTGATTGAATCAAAAGCTTTGAACACCTTGCGGGCAGGGGCCTTGGGGTTAGACACAAAGCCCTCCACAAGACATATGTCGCTATCGGTCTGATAAACGAAACCTGCGGCCACACCCGGCATGATGTAGCCAAGCTTTGGGAACTGCCTCAGCGTATTTTGCCCACGCGACAGGTACCAGTCGTCTATCGTTTTATAGTCCGCGTGATTTACAAGCCTCAGCATTAGTAGGTCCTCGAGTCTGGGAGCCTATTAGTGCCGGTCTTAAGGCCTACTTGCAGTGTAATCGCGGAAAGTGAATACCCCTCACCGAAGTTAGATTGCTGCACGTCTTCGAGTGTGAATTGCACCGATTGGCATTTTTGCTGCGTAAGGCTTACCTGGAATTGGTAACTAGGATAAACGCCGCCGTATACCGAGCTTGCGCCAAACGTCGCATCCGCGCCGAAGACGGCAGTGCCTAAAACTGCGGTGGCATCAATGGTCGTTGTTTGCGTTGGATTGGGATTAAAGTCGTAGGCCACCTGCACTTGCAGCTTGTGCGCTGAGATGTAATCGCCAAGAATTGCCATGTTATAAACGCGTTGAAAGCCTTGGATACCGGCTAACGCAAGCCACGACAGCTTGATTCGCATCTTGATGAAATTGCCATTGTCGGTGTAGCTCCCAGCCGTTTCTTGAAAGGCTGCGCCGGTTGATTGCAGGTATGTCGCTTGCGATTGAAAAACGACAGCGTCAACGGCTGCGATATTCGTGAACGTGTACCACTCGCGCAAAAAGTAGTCGTAAACTAAGACGACGCCGCTCGCCATGTAGAACCTGACTTGCGTCGTGTTTGGAATGAGGGTTGCGGCCGTCACCGTGTCGGAATTGTAAGACTCAACGTCAGCCCCCACGTACTGGTCACTGAGCGAGCGGTCTAAAAGATAAATCCCCTTATCCGTCTGCCGCATAAGGCCCTGCGGCGTGAGAATAAGCGAGCGCTGATTAGTCGAGCCAGTTTGGGCAGTCGTAATTAGTACGGGCTCCGAATACCCGCCGCCGCCTAGGTTATCCGGCCCGTCGCCGTAGACGTAATAGGCGCAGGTCCTTTTAAAGAAAATGATTTTATCGTCCATTGCGCCGACTGACGTAATCGGCCCCCCGTATGCGTCCATGGCTTGGGCTGTGAAATCTGAAAACTCAACGGGTGCGCCGGAGACAATCCCCTTTGATGGCCACCACGATAACCTATCCTCGCTACTGACTGCGATGAGGCGATTTTTAAAATTGCATACCAAGCTCGTCGCCGGGGCGGGGATATTTTCAAGCACGTTGCCCGTCGTGTATAAAAGCGCGTTACCTACGGCCGAGGCGATTGTGTCAGCTGGCAGTGTCAGGGTATCGACCGTCGTGTCATTTACGGGCGCGCCTGTGGGCGAGCTAATTCGATAAGCGATAGTTAGGTTAACGTCGGTACGATAGGACACAATATTTACAGCCGCGCGCGTGCCGGATTTTGACGTGATCCTTAAAGTCGGCACTGTTAGCGTGACACTTCCCAGGCCGGCTTTGCCTGCGACCACGACACTTAAACCCACTGACGCGGACGAGCGGTGTATTTGTCCTTGGGCGTCTGTCCACTCGTAGCAAAGGTAATAAAGGTAGGTGCCATCCAGCATGTTTCCACCCGCACCAACGGTGTAGGTGATGTTTTCCGGGTAAAGATGAAAGCCGTGCTCAACGACGCTGTTACCGTCGTACATGGAAAGGACAGCACCCGAAATGTGAAGCGTCTTTGCAATTTCGGAGCGTAAGTAAGAGTTTTGCGCGCCAAAAGTTAGAGTCGCAGCCTGCACGCCCGTTTGCGTCTGCACTTTTCCAGATACGGTCGTAAGCGCGTCGGTTTGCAAGTAGGCAAAGCTCACCTGGTTTGCGCTTAGGATATTCGCCTCGGGGAGAATATTTCTTTGGGTTAGTCCGCCGCCGGTCGATGGTGAGATCTTAGCGACTATCTTGCCCGAAGTGCTTGCGACGAAATAGGTTGATTGAAGCGCTGATTGGTAGGAAAGCGCGACGTAGGTGACACCCGTCAACGTGAAAGGCTTTGACGCTAAGTCAACCGAGCGCAGGAATACTGCGACACCTGATACGGCGCCGAGGCTTGTGAGCGCGGCACTTTTGGTGAAGTAGTTATAGCTTGCCGCGGCACTCACAGAGTAGAAAAGCTTTGCCACACCGGATAGGGCAATGCCGCAAATATTTCGAACATTTGAAATCGTCTCAATCGCTGTAACGCCGAGCACTGCAACGGTGAGCGTGTAATCGCGAATAAAATATTTCACCGTAGTGCCATTGGAGTAGGCGACCCAAATTTGGTTGGTCGTAGCGTCTGGGAAAACTGTAATTGTGCCGGATGCGACTTCAGCCGCGATGGTGGAGGGTGCTGAGAGAGTGAGGAAATAATTCAGGTAGCGTGTTGTAATACCCCCACCGACGTCAGTGTTGTTGTAGGCGTAAAATAGTCGCGTCCCTTGCGGGCACACATCCCAATTCGGGTTTGCGACATTCACATTTATCGCGATATCGCTAACGACCGAAAGCACAGAGGGTGACGACACTGAAATCGAGCAATATTGAATGTGGTTATTCGATGAATTTAAAAACGAGATAATAAAGTAATTCCCAAGCGGCATTGGCTTGGGCTTAAGCCCCGAATTCGAGATAAGCGCGTCGTTAATGACGAATTGCCCGGTTGCGCTATCCACGACAGAATAGCGAATCGTATTAGGTGTGCGCGAGTCTTCCCAGGTGTAAATGCGAAGCCCTGACGAATGGACAGCACTATCGCAGGTAGTTTGCTGAAATCCATTTCTTACAACCGCAATGGTTGAAAGCTCACAGCTTGTGGTGAAGCCTTTGTCACTCCACCTCTGGGTTGCGGAAGAGTAGCTATAAAGCTCACCGCCCGAGAATTGGAGTAACTCGTTTTGGTAAGTAGCGCACGCGACCCCGGTTGCGATATTGCCGCCGCCTTCGATATTTGTCGCAAGCGCGGTATTTCCGTAGCGTTTTTTTACTCTTCCCGTTGATTGAAGCGTGCCGTTCTCAAGGCCTAAAAGCTTTCCGGGCACGACTTGCTTCGGATCGCTCTTTAGGTCGATACCCGCTCTGAAGGTCACGGGGAAATTTTGCTTAACCAGCGCCATTACGCGCGAATCCCCTGGGCAATGAATTGGAAGCTGAAATCCGCTGCCACGCCGCCTGTGTTAAATAAGAAAAATTTCATTTGCGTTGTTGAAAGGTCCTGCGGGCTCACGAATCCAGGCGTTCCGCCGGATCTAGAGCCAGTAGCAATGGTAGTCGAGCCCACATTAAAGGCAGCGCCCCATTGCACAATGACTTGCCCGCCGGAGCCGGCCGCAAGCGTGAAACCCTCGCCAGCGGAGATTGAGTAGGCGCTACCACTCCAATTAATCAGGCCGCGTACCGTCATGACACCGTTTGCTGGCGTCCCAGCCGAGACGACGATTGGCTGCGTGGTCGACACGCTACTTCCGATGGCTAACGTGTCGGTAGAAAAGTAGCTCGGCGCATAATTCCACAGCTGCGCGCCGATGCCGCCTTGAAATTTCGCGTACTGAAGTTGAATGCCGGTCGACCCGGATGATCCGGCAATAAAATCACCCCCGGACGAGATCGTACTCGTAGCGCTAACGCTTCCGGTAACGCTCACCGCGCCGGCCGCTGAAATGTTCCCCGTGGAAAGCGTTCCGCCGATATTTGCTGTAGTTGTGACTACCACGCTATTTAGCGTTGCAGCACCCGAGGAGGAAAGCGTCCCGCCGAACGTCGCATTTCCCGTAACGCCCAAAGTGGCGCCCACGGTTACGGCGCCGGTAATGGTTGCGGCGGTAAGCGTCGGCGCTGTCGTATAGCCGACGTTACCCGAGCTATCGAGCGTCATTACGTTTGTTGTGGCGGGAAGGCCAGACGGAAGTGTTAGTTGGTAGTTTGCCGAGAGCCCAGCGGGTGGCGTGATGGTTACCCCATTTGCGCTTGCAACAACTTGCCGCAAGGTAATCGGCCCGGTGTCCATGTAGGCCGCGGTATTCGTGTTGCTCGTGAAGGTGAATTTTGAGGCAACCGAGGTATAGAACACGCTGGCACTTGAGGTTGCGTAATCGCCGCCGATAGCGCCGATTGAGGCAGCGTTGAGAGCGGCACCCGCTGTGAGCTGTACTTGCGTGCCCGTGCCGTTGTTGTAATAAAGATTTCCGCCCGAGGCGTACAGACAAGTGACGTCGCCCGCCAATGCAAGGGGCGAAGCCTGAGATGTAAGGCGCACGGCGCGCAAAAGGCTTACGTTGTAACCGTTAAAGCCTAAGTCCCCGTTGATATTCAAAGCGGCCGTGGGGATTAAAGGGCCCTGTCCAGAGGTATGATTGTGGCTATCGATTTGAGTGAGGGCTGAAACTTCCAAAGTGGCGTAGGTAGGGCCCACCGTCACGCCCACCGTGGGAAGCGTCAGGTTCATATTAGGAGTCGTTACCACTGTTTACCTCAAAAGACGTAGAGATCGACTGTGACTCCAGTCGATGCGTTTAGAATCAAATTTAGGTTTGGGGTTTTGTTAGAGTCTTGCGTATCCCAGACGTCAGCGGTCACGCGCTTTCTAGTCACAAACCAACCCGTGAGCCTTCGGCCAAGCTTATGGCTTATGGTATTGGCGCCAGCGATAAGCGGGACGCTCTTTAAGAAAATGCCACTTAAAATGATATTGGCCGTGACCGGATCTAAAACCTGCGCCACGTTGCTTTGAAGTTGATTAACCACTCTGTCTTCGGATTGAATTCGTGCGAATTTTCCTATCACGAAAGGCCACCCGTGAAAGGCCATACGGTTTGAAATTCACCAAGCCAGATATTATTACCCGTGATGCGGTAACTCATGTTGGGGCCGGCGAATGAAGCAAACGAGAGTGAGTAAACGTCAGTCACGGTTTGCGGCATCCCGGCATCGCGATTCTCGGCGGCCGACTCGATGCGCTTTTCTATATTCAAGCGCATCGCGGCTAAGTCAGAAATTTCTGATTCTTCTTTGACGCGCGCTTTTATCGCGGCGTCATTGATAACCCATTCGAGCCAACCGTCAACGCCGTCTGACGTATCAGTGTCTAGTACTAATTCCGTTAGCCGCGGCGCATACCATAGCTGCACATTGCGGCCGCCTGCCGGCACTTTGTACTGATTGCGTGCTGCAAACATGAAGGGCTTAAGTGCTGTCCAGGGATTGGTCTGCGCGCCCGTCTTTAAGTCGACGCCCAGCATTTTGTAAAAATCAATCGGCAGCGCGTAGAGGTAATTAGTGCCATCGGTTGTAATTGCATTGGGGGAAGCGACGTAGTAATCATCACCGAATTTCTGGATAAGGATGTCGTAGAGCCCATAGATGGATAGGTTGATATAACTATTCCATTCAGAATTTGTGACGAACTGGGAGTTAACTAGGTCGGCGCGTTGTTGTGCGGCTAATCGAATTTCCGCAAGGGTCATTTTTCCCAGGCTAGACATGTGAGGTACCTCGAGGACGGGGAAAGAGATCCCCCGCTTGAGAAAAAATAAAACTCAAACGGGGGGCCTATTCTTCATGAGGGCACATGAATTATTTTATTCGTCGCCTTCAGGCTCGTCGTCGTCGCACTGCGAGACAAATGCTTTTAGTGCGGACTTCAAACCCTCAACCGACTTATCGTGAAACGCTTGCATGATGTCTTCAGCGGCAGCTGTAAGGCCCGCCGAATCATCGCCATCCATATTCACTTCGGACTTTACCGGCATGCTGGTGTTATCCCCTTCGCCTTTAGAGCGAGAGAGAATGACCGTTGCCGCTTTCTTAGCGTCAGGAAAAATCATAGTTACACCGCCGAGGATTGTTTAAGCTCAAGCTGCAGCCGAATGTCTTCGCCGTTAGCAAGCTCTACGTTTATAGCGGCGCTACTTTGGAACTGCACTACGATCGTCGGCGCTGCCAAAGTCCCAACACTTTCGGAAACCACAAAACAGTTAATCGCTGCGGGTGTAGCAAAGACCGATAAGAAATTAAAACCCAAAAGCCTAATGTAAGTGTCTTGCAGCGTGATGGTGTATTTACCGACGCCGTTTCGCACTATCGACTTGATGCCCTTAGAGTTAGGTATATCGATGGTCGGCGCACCCGTTGCACCCACGGTATATCGGCCCCAAAGCGAAACTGGTGTTTTCTCAAGCGTTAGCTGAAACTGACTAAAATTTCTGTTTGCCATAAGTTACCTTTCAAAGCCGGGAGTGAGCTTTCGCCCACTCCCGTGACTTTCAATAATTACGCGCTGAGAGCGACTTGAGCGTTCCAACCCGGCGCCGAGCAACCAAGGTTGCCGTACATACCGACTCGGAGCTCCGCCTGGTCGGCGTTGTAAACGCGAAGCATCTCGTCGTTAGAGCCGTATTTAAGGATCATCGGCGCTTCCATGAGACTGCAAAGCTTCCAAGTTTTCATCGTCAGCAACCAAGCCGTTGCTCCCTGGCAATCCTTATCCGGGAATACCTGTATTTGTTTCTTCGCTCCGTTGATAACGACGCCTCGGAAGGCGACTTCGCCTTTTTGCAAGTCCACGTACTGGACTTTCGACCCAAGCGACTTCTCAAACGCGCCGTAAGACGAGAAGGGGAGCACTGCCACGTCAGGCCGTCCGCCTTCACGAGCAAGGAGCGTTGAAGAGTCCACGAGCGCCTCTTCAATGGATTGCGCCACTCCGTTGTAATAGATACCGTAGAGGCGAGAATCAGCCGAGCGATCCACACCGAAGTAGTTATCACCGGGCACGGGCGCGACCACTGGACACCAGCCGGCCAAGCCTTTGACCTTGGCGTTATTGTCGCCCTGTACCAAGAGGTAATCGTTTGCGAGCCAGCCTGCAGGAGTGCCGGCGGCGCCACCGAACGTTGCCGAGACTGTGATGGTTCCCGCAGACGCGTTACGACCAACGACATATCCAAGGGCTGCGCGCGGCGTTCCGCCGTCAGTCGCATTGGCCTGGATAACCATGTTTTTCTCAAACTGCGTCACTTGGTTTGCATCGGCAAACACGATAACGCCGGCAGTGATGGTCGACACTTGACCGATGGTGCCCGTGCCCGACCGGAAAAGGGCTGACGACAAAGAGGCTGTACCGGAAGTGATGGTGCCGTCGACGATATTCGTCGCCGAGCGAATGAAGCTTTCGCGATCAGTCGTTGCGGCAAGGAGCAATTCGTTAGAGATGTAGCCGATTGCGTAATCAGAGACGCGGGTCAAAAGGAATTCCGCAAACTGGTTAGCCGACGCGTTGGCTTGCGCGGTTGCGAAATTGGAGCTGCGGCCCTGGTTCACCGCGTATTCGACGGGGATTGGATAGTTTCGTCCGCCGAAGTCGGTTTTCTTTTCGACCATCGCGAAATAAGGGCGATCCATGTAGACCATGTTTTCGGGAAGTTGCCCGTCGTATAGCTCTTTCAAGACGTTGTTGGCCGCAGTTGTATCAAAAATCTGATTCGGCATTTGTTAAACTTTCTTTGGAAACCCGATTAGGATCTCCCGACCGCCAAGGCGCGCTTGATGCGCTCTTCGCGACTCAAAGGTCGTGATGTATTTGCACTTGGGGTTAGTTGGTTATTTAAGGTGCGTGGCGGCGCTGATTTAGATGGCGAATTGTCCGCTTTAGGCTGCGGCTGTGCCTTTGCTTGGAATTTCTTAGTTTGCGTTGCTTTTTCCACCCGGTCCTCAAGATATTTCTCGACCAAGTCGCAAGCGGCTTGTTCGGTGAGTATCTCTTTAGTGTCCTGGTAGTGTTGTTCTATCGTGGCGAGAACTACTTCATTTGCTTCGTGAAGCTCGATTAATTCGTAGGTGGCGGCGTTATCTGAAATGTAGGCATTAACTTTTTCGCGGTATTCTTGAAGCGTTTGCTCGTACTCTTCGCGCGCTTTTTTGGACGTCTCTTCGGTCGACTTTTTGCGCTCTTCTTCTTGTCGTTTGCGCTCCGCTTCAATCTCTGCTCGCGCCGCTTGGCGTGCGGTCATTTCAGGTGTGGGTTTTTCGCCGTTTAAAAAGAAATTGGTGATCTGGTCGTAGGAAAGTCCCAAAAGCTCTAGCGCCTTGGGAATGTCGCCCTTAGACTTGGCCTCTTCGAACTGCGAGATTCGTCCCTCGCGCTCAACTAGTTGTTGCTCGCGCGCTTTGACTTCGCGGTCTTTTACTTGAATTTTCTTTTCGCGGTGCGCTAGCTGCGCAAATCGCGGTGAAAGTTGTTCCTTTAGCTCGGGCTTTGGCGCCTCTTCGGTAACCTGCGGCGCGCCTTTTGGATCTGTGACTTGCGGGCTCGGGGTGACTGACGAGGGTTGGGCTTGGGCCAATACTTCGCTTGCGGTGACTTCCATTAACTAGGGGGGCGCTGTCTGGTTAAGGCCTATCTCATCCCATTCTTTCCCCACTTGCGGGGGCGCGTGACATCGTCAACTACAACGCGGTGAGTGACGCCGTTGTGGGCGTCCTTCCAGTGCGCTTCACCGTGCTTTAAAAGCTTTCGGCAGATATCCGGGTTCCACTTCGTTTGCTTTAGCTGAAACGACAGGTCTTGGATGAAAGGCACTTGCGCGCACCACTCTTCGCCGTCTGGAAACTGCACGTAAATCGTGAAGTAGCGCGTGTGATATTCCTTGTGGCGTGGGGTCTTCATATTTTGTGCCTTTTCATCTCAAGATTCAGCTTCATCACCTTATAGAGCTCTGCTGCGCACTGGCAGGCGGCGTTGACGGTCTTCGGATTTACCTCATCGTTCGTCACTTCTTTCATCAAGTGCAGTAAGTGCTCGGCTATATTCCTGGACAAGGTTTTCTGCGGATCGTTTGCCTGTGGCAACGGCGTAGATAAGCCGTTTGAGCCCGTGGAGCGGGTTAAGTTTCTGGGATCGTCTTTTGGATGACTCAAGCTTTTGGCTCCTATGTTTTTTGTACCAGCGCCTATGTAAGCCATTCATCGAAGCTCGCTTCATAAGAGCTTTCCATAGAGAAGGGTTCCTCTTCCTCCAGGCCGTCATTCGATTCGCGCGCCAACCCGGCACTACTTCCTCTTTTTTCGCTGCCCAATCTCGCCACTTCGCATTGTCGGCTTTGCGGGCTTCGGGATTTGCACGGCGCTGCCTTTGCTTCAGTTTCGAATATTCGCGAACCTTCTCTTGGTTCCTCTCGCGCCATCGCGCGTGATAGGCGCGCCTGTATTCCGGTGAGCCTTTTACATATCTGAGACTCTGTAACTCCAAAACAATGTGCCACTTCAGTTTCCTTGAAGCCCCACTCGTATCTGAGGATAACGATTGCACGCTCTAATCCCTCAAGTATTCCAATAGCTCGCTCGTAATCTCGTCGATTTTCCAGAGACATGACATCAGCATGTCGATTTGAATACTCGCATTTCGTTTCATCAAACTCTTCCGGGTTATTGAGAGCGAATCGCTGATCATGGCCGCCCAGCCTCGACCTTCCGAACATTCGGCGTATAGCGTCGATAACTGCTTGGTCAACGGATTGGTGTTTCCCGTGGCCAGCCGCGAACGAGCACAAAACGTCTTGAGCAATATCTTCTGCATGTTCGCTAAATCCTTTTCGTCTTGCACTTAGTAGAGCCCTCGCTAGAAGCTTTCGCGCTTTTTCCTCGGTTAGCACTTTTGGGCAGCTTTAACCTTTGCGCGAGGTTGGTCAAACTCCCGGCGCATTAGGCAGTAAATCCGATTGTGGCGGCGCCATGGGGAGCGCTTGCGGCGTGGCACCGGGACTAGGTCCTACGCCTGGCGATGGCGACGGCTGCGGCGGTGCGGTTGCTTTGCCGGTGAGCGCGTCAACCTGCGCGTTGAATTCTCTGAGTAGGTCGAGCTTTTCCTCCTCCACTCCAGTCAGCTTTGCGTAGGCGTAGTATTCAAGGACCAATTCTTTTGCAATGTCTAGCTTATCGAATGGCTCGGGCGGCGTGTACTCACCGTCGTCGACCATTTTGGTTAGGATCTCGTGTAAGTAATCCTCGCCCGCATTTTCCATATCCTCGACTCGCTCAATGTCTGGGAAGTCAGAAACACGGCGCGCGACACGTGCTGAGATGTATCCGGCCTGCGCGTATTCCTGAATCGTTGAGAGGCGACCGCTAGGATCATTAGGCAGAGACGAGATGGGGAACACTTTCATTATAAATTGGTCGTCTTCCATATCGACGTCTTTCCAGTCGATGGTCTCAACGAATTTCTTACCCGGCACTTTGACCGCAAACTTTCCCTTATCCTTATAGATGTCGCGCCCCACCGAGATATCAAGGCGGCCAAGGTCGATATGGTATTGCTCGTAGGCTTGGCCCACGGTCATGAAGCGGTCTGACTCGATATCGTTGTACTCGCGAAGCGCCTTGCCACTGTCTAGGCCATCGGGCTTTTTAGACGCAGCCGAGAGCTCGCTAACGCCTAAGCGTTGGTAGCCGCGCTGAATTAGGGTTTGTACCTGCGTCAGGTATTCGGGCGGGCAAACGGGCGGCACGATGTATTTGGGCTCGGTGCCGGTGTAATTAATGACCGCGCCCACGTCGTTATTTATATGCTCTTTTACGACCTTTGATCCGGTCTCGAGCAAGATCTTAAAAGAGCCGGCCAAGTGAAACGAGCGCTGAATTATCCACAGTAGTTTGTTTATCTCAAGTTGGGTGTCTTGCAATTGCTCGGCGGCACTTTGGCCCCAAAAACCAAAGAGGCGCTTATTCCAGTGAAAGAATGCGAAGGGGAAATATGGCTTATCCCAAATACCTTTTTCCAGAGTCCCGTTTTCCAAGGTAAAGGCCCACCGGCCGTCGTTGGCGTCAGGTCCAGAAGGCAAGTGCCAGCTGACTCTTGCGCGCACGAGGTCAGCCAGATTCGGAACGCCGGGCTCAGTCACGCCAGGCGCGTTGGTGATTAGCTTTTGCGCGCCGGGGAATTCATTGGCCGGAAACATTTCGCGAAGCACGTCGCGATCAATATCCTTCACGCGGTGAATAGAGCGCGGATCCCCGTAAAAGGCTTCCGTCTCATCGACTAAAAGCTCACCCCGATAAACGCGCTCGTGTTTGACTCGGTTAAACGCGTTGTAAACATAAGTGCAGCCAGTGCCGAAGACGCAGGCGTCGCGAAAGATGATTGGGCTATTAGCGTGAACCTGATTCTCATAGAAGACGCCTTCCACAAACTTATCGAGCTTTTTAGCGCGGCGTTGAATTTTGTAATCGCCGCCGGAGGTAAGAAAGAGCGGCTTGGGTTTATTCTTCGCAATTTTTGATTGCACCGTATCGATACACGATTGCACGATATTGAAAGACAATCGGTCTTTAAACGGGGTGCCGGCGGAAGACGATTTCGCGTAACGCACACCTCTTGAGCCGACAAGATTCATGTTGCCGTATAGGCGTGCGGATATTTGGTCTTGCATATCCCTATCTGATTGCTGGTCGCCCAAAAAGGTAATGATACCCGTGATGGCATCGGCCATTTCGCGTTCGGGCAATTCCCACCAGCGCTTTGAGCCTGTCGATACGGCAGGGGGCGCGTTCCCGGATAATTCTTTGTAGTCCATTAGGCGGCCCCACCTTTCTTTTCACCGGCCGGGTCAAAACCAGACGACCAGTAAAGGAAATCCTCATCACTCGGCATGGGGGTTTCGGGCTCTTCCACGACACGCATTTGAGGCGCAGCACGTGGCCTATCGACCGGGTGGCCATGGACCAACGCCGCTTCAAAAAGCTCGATTTCGAAATCGGTAGTTTTTAGGCGTTTGACGCGGTGTTTGATTACGACTTTGAGTATTTCTTTAAGCTTTTTGGCATCAATCATTCAAACCAGGGGGCGCTGTCTGGAATGATGCCGCGGTTTTTAGTGAACCAGCTTAAATGACATGGCGGTAGCAATTGCCATTGCACCCTGAATCACAACCCAAATGGTTACGGCCTGCGTCTTAAAAGTTTTCAGGCGGTCGAGATCTCCGCGGAGCTGTGAAATGTCTTTGACTGAGATCTCTTTTTCTAGCGAGCGCTTCCAGTCTCGGATGTCGTCTATTTTAGACATGTCGTTTCTTAGCGCGTGCATGTCGAGCTGCAGGCTTTCGAATTTAATGTTGAGCCGCTCTAATTCTTTAAGCACGTGACGTGACCATTCTGCCCACGAGTTATGTTCGCTCACATTTGTCTCGTCGGTCATCACGTATAATTCCGATGGCTAAGAGTTTTTGCGTGTTTGGATCTGTGATCCTCGTGCACTGGACTGCATTAAAGCTACCATTTTTACACGGCATAAGAACCAAATTGGCGGGGCTTGATTGGCCAGTCTTTGAGATTTTGTTATTAGGCGTCACAAATAGTAATTAGTTTCCCCACTCATCCCATTGGTTTTGGGCATCTAACTTTTCCCGAAGCATTTCTTCCGCGCGCTCTTCCATGCGCTTTTCTTGCTCGAGGTTCCACGCGTGGGTTTGGGGGATAAGGATGGGGCTTTCGGGTTCGGATAGCCAGTGTAGGCTTTTGCGAAAGGCATATAGAACCGCGTCGCAATTGTGTACGAGCACGCCATTTGCGTAGTACTCGGGGCTTCCGGCGACGGTAATGTTAAAGACGGTGTCTTTCCCGATTTTTGTTCGTCGTCGCACAAGAGCGGCTGCAAAACCTTGGCTCGGCATACTTATTAGCTCGGAACTGTTTTGCGCATATAAAAGTGACACTGGATTTTCCCATGCGGGATTTATAGCGGCCCTATGGCCATAAAGCAATGCGTCAGCGGCAACAAAATCGCCGAAGTCACGTCGATAAATAGGGTGATTCGGTGTGCATGTGAGCACACTCCCATTTGAAAATTCAAGCTCCAGTACTTCGCTTTCGACACCAGTTTTTCCGCTGGCAACGACCGACCTGTAACCGTCTCTTGTGAGGGCCAAATCGCCTACGCGAACCATCTCGATCGGGATTTCGCCTCGATGCGTTGCTATCAAGGTCCCGGCCACAAAACACACGTCAGAGTGGTATTTATCGGAAACTTTTATTTTGTCGGGCTGGGTTAGATCAATCTCTTTTTCCACGAGTAAGCAGTCTTGTGCAAAGCGCGAATCTTTTTTCGCGCGAAACCTGCGCGTGCGCATAGCGTCGTTAAGCAGTTCCACATACTCAAACTTGCGCGATTTCTCAGCCGCCTCAATTGGAATGCCGAAGCGCTGTCGAATTTCGACCGCAATCTTTTTGCCCAAGCCGCCCGTGTCCATGACGATTGAGAGAACACTGTTTTCACCCACTCGTGCTATCTCAGCTTGAATTTGGTTTGCAAGCTCGGTGATACCTTGCTTAGTCGTGACGATCTCATTTTCAAGATAAGCCTCAGGCAGAAATTCACTCCACCCGATGGTTGCAATTGCGTCGGCGTCGTCATGTCCGATATCCACACCAATAACGTAGTTTGCTTTGGTATAAGGGAGTTTGTCGTAATGATTTAGCTCTTCGCTATATTTAAAAAGTAGCGATTCAAAATCCACGACCCACTTGGCGAATACCTCGCGTTGAATAGTGGGATCGTCAACCGTTACTCCGCGGCGCTTTAGCTCGCGTTCGAGTAGCTCTTGCGGCGTCTTCCCGCTCTTTTTTAAAAGCCACGGGTTATCAAACATCGTCCACGAGTGGTGCGACCACTGGGCGCTTTTGCCTATTTCAAAAAAGAATCCCGCCGGCACGGGGCCGGGTGTTCCGATGGTCCGAAGCCGGCCGTTGTAATCGAATAGGGCGGGGGCAATCACATCGTCGATTAATTGCTGTATGTAGGGCCTAAACGATTGCGACTCATCGATATAGACTAGTGCCAGGGCCAAGCCGCGAAACTTTTCAATTTCCGAGGAATCTTTTGCGCCCGAGGCGTAAATGATTGAGCCATTGGCAAAGCTAAGGGAAAGCTCGGTATTATCGGGATGGCCTCCAAACTTATAGTGGCGATTGATGCGAAGAAGCTCTGGCCAAATAATGCGCTTAGCGTTGGCGCGCGAGAGCGTGATGTAAAGGCAGGTTACCCCGGGGCGCTGTGTTGCCGTGTAAATGAGATCTGCGGCACAAGCAATCGTCTTCCCGCTTCGCCGACCGCATACGCCGGTTGCAAATGACTCTGGATCTGTAACGAACGCCAATTGCTTATCAAAGCAAAAGTCTTCGAGTTTAAACTCCCGAGGGCGCGCTGCTTTTAAAAACGCCTGGTAAAGCTCAGTGGGCTGTTTCATCCGTCTCCGATGAGGGGAGTAACTCGGTGAGGCGATTTTCAACGATGGCTACCAGCTCGGCATCGGTGAGCGTTTTTAAATCAACCTGAATAGCTTTGCGTTTGGGGTAAAGAAATTCCATGAGTTTTAAAAGCGCGTCGACTTGCTGAAAGGGCGGCATCGAGCCTAGTCCCGCGACGAGCCAATCGACTGCGTCAAAGCCCAGGGTATCAAGGCGCTCTTGCAAATTGAGCGTTGATTTATTGGGTGTGCCTTTTTTGCGGCCCCCCGTTTTTTTGCCTTTCATTTACTCTTTTTCTTCAGGAAACAAGTCTATCTGGTGGCAGTTAGGGTAGGGCACGATTAGCTCTTTCAACTTACCCTGCCAGGTTTGCTTTACGTAGATCCCCATGGGTTGCATTGAGATCTCTTCAACGCCGTCATTACCGATTGAGACCCAGGTGCGTACATGGCCCAGCAAGTGAACGCCGACGTGGCTTGCAAACTTCATGATCTTAGCGTCTTTAAGGCTTTTCAATTTTAACCTCACGCGCTTTTGCGGCGGTGGCTTCCGACTCAAGCTTTACCGCGTGCGAATGCGCGTGAAATGCTTTCATTAGAAAGTCACCCATGGCCATGCAGACCTGGGAATATTCTTTATTAATCTCTTCGATAGTGCGGCACGGGGTAACGAGACGTTCGTGTTTGGTCATAGGGGTACCTTTCAGAGTAAGTAAGGATCGTGAATCAGGCCGGGATACTTATCATCGAGCCAATCCACGTCATAAGTGCGATGAGTATAGCGTGAGCCTTCGGGCACGATACGAGCGGCTTTAAGAAGAGCCGACATAATTCCTAAGCGCCGGAAACTTGTCTTCACGTAGCAAAAATGAATAACCGCAAAAGCTGAGCGCTCAATAACGAGGTAACCCAAGTAGACATCCGGCTCCCCTTTGGGTGTAGCGATGTAAACTTTGGTTGACGCTCTGTTTAAGATGGCCGTCGCAATTGCGTGGTGGCGCTTATAGTAAATCTCATTCCTAATGCGCCGGGCAAAAGGAGAAGAGTATTTGTAAGTTTTAAGCCAAGAGCTTAAAACAAAGGGCACGTGGATCTCAGTGCCGGCATGAATCTCGATTGCGTCAACTTGGCTCACAAGCTTGGGGGCGCTGTCTGGTCAACCACGGGGCTTGACCGGGAAAAAGAAGCAACCTCAAACCCTGAAAAGCCCCGTGGTCACACACACTCACTCTCAATTTACGGGGCGCTGTCTGGGCTTAAGGCCGGCCTTCGGGCGGTATTTTGCAAGGACAGCTTCCACGGCCCACCGCGTGCAATGAAGTGCTCGCACTATCTCACGGTGCGACAAGCCGTCGGTGTGCAGCGCCCAGATATCGCGCTCCCGAGCGGTGTCGAATTCGCCCTGGTGTAGAAAGTCCGCGGCAGCGCTGTAATAGTCAGATACCGCCATCCTGTCGCGATAGATAGCGTTGCGGTAGTCAAGGCGAGTGGTAGTAATTTCGACGTCCTCAAAGCCTGCCTGTTTTAATCGCTCATACCACTTGGCTTGTAAGGCCTTAAATTTTGCATCTCGGTGATTCATCTCACCGGCCGCTTCGAGGTATTGGTTTTATTGCGCTCGTATTGGCTTAAGGGAGCCTCGGGGATAATAGCCGCCTCTTCCATCACGAAAAACATTTCAAGGCGCCTTTGTGCCCACACGCGCACTACACCTTTGGTCTCTTCCCAATCGCTAATGCTTCCATGGGATTTAAGCGCGTCTAAGACTTCGGCCAGAGGGGCCGGCCGCACTAGTGCCTCAACTTCCAAACGAGACAGAGTTATCTCACGCAAGTTATGGACTCCAATTTTTGGTAGTGCTTTTCGTTTTAACGATGAGACAAAGACCAGTGCTCGATACCGTGAAGCCTTAAAGCTGCCTCACAATCCGCCATGGAACGAATCAAAACGTATTTATCGCCAATTGCTTCGACTGCTATTTGAAATTTCTTTTGGGAGTCTGACTGTCGGCCGGTAGTGCTTTTCGTCTCAAGCCAAAGACGCGGGCGGTTGAATATTGCGACTTCAAAGTCTGCTACCCCGACGTCGTCGGATGGGATGAAGCGCTTGGTGCCGCCGGGGCCACTTACTATCTTAGGCCTTCCGTCGCGTCTCCACCAGTCTAACGGTGGCAAACGTCCCGTCTGGCTTTCTGCTTTTAGAATTCGCAAAAGAGATTTCACCGATAAAACTAGGCCAGCCTCTAACTCACACTTTGGCTTGCCACGCCTACCCATCGGTTTCCCCGCCGTGAGTAACCCCTAAGCCGTAGCCCTCGATGGCTGATTCGGGAATAAATTCGGTAGCGGTTGAGCCAAGCTTCCACAATTCGTCTTCGGTGAGTTTCTCAAGTGCATCGGGGAGGCTTTCGATTTCTATCTCTTTGACGTCCTCATTTTCCTTTTTGTCGGCTTTCCCTGTTCTCTCAGCCCGATTTGCGTGCAACGTTTTTAGTTTTAGTAGCCGATGAAAAAAAAAGCTATCCGGGCCCGTAAACACTAGTCGTCCTTCCCGGCCGCAAGCTCTTTGCCGATACCGCGCGCAAGCTTTAGGACGCGTAGTGATTTATCGGATACGCCCGGAATGCGGGGGGCGTCCTCACTTCCATTGCGGGAGCGACCGCTTACGGCTTTTGCCATCTCGCGCCACTGCGCTTTGAGCGTCGGAAGTTGGTCGGTTGTGACTCGGTGACAGAGTTTTTCCCAGCCCCCTTCGCGCTCAACCACACGCCAGCCCAATTCTCCGATGAATTCGCGGGCGGCAGTCGAATCAGGATATCCGAAACGTTTCATTGCCTCGGGGATACGAGATGCGGCTTCGATAGCCTCGTGATCGGGGTTTGAAAAACCCATTGCGCGGTCGCGAATGACTGCGGCGACTGGCATTCTAGTTTGAGTCGGATCGCGCATTAAAGTCATTGCGGACTCTTCCACACCACACGCGTCACAATCGCTTAGGATCGCCGCGTACATTGCTAGGCGTGCATCGCTAAGGTGCTCGTTGTAAAACTCACCTAAGCCAATCAGGACCTTTTTAATACCCTTTTGCGAGTCAGTCACAGTAGGCCTTTCTCGACCCGTTCCCATTGGGATTGGGCGTGTTCCTCCCGCGAACGTGCAGCTTGAGTTTTGAAATCGACTATTTTGTTAGCGTCGTATTGGCCCTCTAAAACTCTCATATGCGTTTTGGGTTTTAGAAACCAATCGAAGTTTGCCTTCCAACCGCCTCGCTCCCCTCGGCAAAAGGGCGAGGCAGCAATCCGTTTGGCGACACTTATCCAGTACTCAGGGTCGGGATGCTCTTTGAGCCGTGCTCTGATTGCGCGCCGTCTATCGTCGTTAAGCTTCATGGCCCCGCAAATATTACCGCATTCCAAATTCCAAGTGGCGAGTAAGTCGGGCTGGGTTGGTGAAACAGCCGACGTATGTATCTCTGAATTGAGTTGAGTTGAATTGAATTGAATTGAATTGAATTGCGGCTGGTGGCTGGACCAGCCGCCGGCTGGCTGTCGGCTGGTGTTCCGGCTGGCTGTCGGCTGGCTGTCGGCTGGTGTTCCGGCTGGAATGAAATGTCCTTGCTCATCGCGTGGCGCGGATGCGGCTCGCGCTTTTCCGCCTAATATCGAAGCTAGTCGGTGCGCTTCACTTCCCACCCGATAAGTATCAAGCGCTGCAATTTGATCCTCGTTGCCATGAATTTGAAAAACTTCCGGCTCACTCTCCGAGATATAGCCGCTCTCAACTAATGCGGCTATAAGCTCGGTATCCGGTGGCTTTTCACCATGGACGTCGTAATTGTAATACTGAATCTCTTTCCACCGACACCAAATCACGATCTCGCGTTTGGATGCGGTCGCGCGCTTTAGCTCTTGCGAATCGTGCCAGAGATAGGACAAAACGCCGAGCGCCTGGTGGCTCGTCGTTTTTAGTAATTCAGAAAAATAATGAAGACGCGCTTCACTGAATAGCCGCTCCTCTAAATTCACCCTTGCCACAAAACCCCCATTAACCCATTGCGTGCTGCGGAATTTCACGCTATCTAGTCCACAGCTGCAAAACCCCAAGTTTAAGTAGCTAACTCATTCTCACCGCCCGGATCTAAGCACCCGCCTTATGACCGGGCGGTTTGCTTTTAAATCATCTGAGATGAATACCCGTTGAGACGCCAGCGACGTGCTCAAGTAGCCAGAGCACGACGGCTAAAGCGACGATGACGTTAATCACGGTCTTAATCCACTCCGGCATCGGCACGACCGTGTTCACGATATAAAGACACACACCCACGATGACGAGCCACACGATAAGAGCAATCATTTTTCAAATCTCCTGACCCGGCTTGAAACACCATGCTACAAGCCGGGTAATTTTTAAGAACGCAGACTTCAACGATTCACCCAATCACGCCGGGAGTGAATTAGACTTCGGCCCCTTTTGGGGGATAAAGGCGCTCCCGACGTGATTGGGCTTTTTTCCGCTTTACCGGAAATCATAGTTCACCTAAGTTTTCGAAATACTTTTCGCCGTTGATATTGACCCAAAACATCACATTGAATTTCGGCGTGTAAACTATCCACCCGTCGTGTTTGACGAGCCCGATCGTATAGCCCGGCATCGACGCAACCGCTTCAGACTCGTCACCGTCGATAAGTGATACTCGGTAGCCCAGTATCAATTCGGCATTCGCCATATTCATCAAGACGAATGCCTTGCGCTCAGTCTTTGGTTTCACGCCTTACCTTCCAACGCGCGGGCGATTTCGGTGAGATAACTCTTAGCGCGCTCAAACTCAGCTTCGCGGCAATCGCACGCGTGGTGATGTGTCGTACAGGTCATTCCCCACCTCCATCCCGCCACGCGCGAAGTAGTGAGAGGGCGTCGCGGGCCGGTCCGTCGGTATATGGAATAATCACGTATCCCGACAACACCGCCTCTACCCGCTCCAACACTTCAGCGAGGCCGTCTAGGTGGGCATTAGCCATTTGCGAGGCCGCTTCACAGCCAGCCTTAGAAAGCCATATGCGCGTGAATCTCTCTGGTGGCATCTCCAACCGTTCGCGCCAGGTCATTCGTCGTCCTCAACCTTTTCATAAGTCGCTGCGAATATATGCGGCTTGCACGGGTAGTATTCACCAGCAACGCCCCGAATAATCCAATCACCAGGAGATGCGTACATTGACCCTTCTAAAGTCGGAATTATGCAGCACGCATCGTGCGTA